GAATAGCTTGCAGATGTGGCAGGTGCACAGCTTTGGATCAAGCGGACAAGGCTTGTGTAAAACCATTAGATAACCGGACCTCCACCGCCACCACCACCGGAACTCGCCTCGGTAATAACCCAGGTAGCCGTCATACAAGATAAATCTAAAAAAAATCCTGATTCTGGAAAACCAAAACATTTAAACAAGCATGATATAAGACTTGGGTTATCAGGGAAGCCAGATCCAAAACTTGTTGTCCCGCTAATTTGAACCGGGTTACAACTGTCTAGGGATGGATTTTCAAGAAATCCAAAAAGATAAAACGAATCTATTGCTAAGGCAAAAACACCGCGATAATCTTCGCTAAAATTAAACCCTCTGCCAATCATAGCGTAATCACAATTTGGCCTTGCACCTTTGCATTCTAAAAATCTAGTATAATTAGGATCTTGGCAATCTTCGTTTGTATTAATTAAATTAGCAGTTGCCATGCCATCTCCATAGCATGTCAAATAAAACTCCTTCCGTTTCGGTATTAAATCACAGCAGTTTTCTGGGCAGGTTGTTGAGCAAGGAATGCTTCCGCTCCCGCTGCCGGTTTCAATAATATCTAGGCCAGTTTCAGGGCCAGAAGTTGGGCCTCCGCTGCCACAACTACCAATCGGCGCTGAACCACAATTAGTAAAATTAAAATATATGGTTAGAACAAAGTTCCTTTTGCAGTCTGCGTTAACTGGGTCTGAATTTTGACAATAACCCCAACCTTCGCTACCAGCTTCTGAACCGATTTTAGATAAATTAAAGAACCAGCACTCGCATTCTGAAGCACTTTCACTTCCGCTTCCACTACCACAGCAAGAACAGTTTGGATAAAATTGCGCCAGAACATTATTTAATCCGCTTGGGAATGGCATCAGGTCACCGTCCCGCCTGGAATAGTCAGAATCTTCTTAGTCACCACTAATGTAGACCCGGAACAAGTCACATCAGTCACAACCGTCTGCGTCAGGTTTGCGCCCGGCACACTACCAGCCACCACCCACAGACCAGCAGCGCTGCCAGAACCAGAACCAGAACCAGAACCAGAACCAGAACCACTGCCGGCATACCAGCCTACGCAGAGCGCAACGTATTTATTGCCGTTGGTTAGTGTGGCGTTGTTTGGCTCAATGACGCTGACGATCTCGTAGTCTGACCAAGTCGAACTGTAGGCATCGCTGTTTCTGCCTAGAAGCTTGGCCGGATAGGTGCCGTCTGACTGCTTGGCACCTGTCACCTGAACCACCCGCACAGCAACGCCCTGCACCTCATACTGCTCGGTCAGATGCTCGCGAAATGTTGGCGCCATGCCACCACCTTCAAACGCCTTTAGCATTTTGCCGAGGCGCTTGATCGTCTCTAGCTCTAGCGAATAGCCAGCCATTAGAGCGGACTCGGGAAGGTGATAGTGCGGTAGATGTCCCAAGCCTTGTAGTAAGGCTTGGTGTCTGCGGCAAGTCTGTTAGTGCTGCCGTCCATCAGCACAGCCTGTGTGACTGGCTGCTGACCAGGTGGATCACTAAACGCTGTGTACCGCGTGCCATCCCATCTACGTTTTCCGGCATCCAGCAAAACCAGCTTCCATCCGAGCACTGGCCAACTGGCACCTAGCTGCACCCATCCGCTGGTGTAGGTTGTGGTGCTAGGCCGAAACTCAAACGCTAGAGTCCAACGCCAATAGGCCAAACCGTTTTCGTAGACAGCCTGAGCGTTCAGACTGTTTAGCCTGGTTGTTTTTGCCGCCAGCGAAATCGTTGAGCCTGGTGGTGTGATGGTCAGCGTGGTTGCGTTCAGTTTGCCGACTGCGCTCATCCATGCTTCAGATGGTGGAGTGGATGCGTTCAGGCCGATGGTGATTTGTGCGCCAAACTTCTGAATCTCGCTAGCTGGCAGAAACGGATCGTAGGCACTATTGAGAATTGCGTTGCCGTCCACATCTCCGCGCAGCGCCTCTGGATAGGCGACAGTAGATATTTGGTAATCTCTTGGCCTAGATAGTGGCGACTGCACCCGGTCGGCAGGCGCTTGGCCTTGCTGCTGCGTATCTATCGCAGGGTTGCCGGTTGCGCCAGTGCCAGTGCCACCGCCTTGGAATGTGTCGGCGTTGTAGGCGTAGTTGGCTGTTACTCGCCAGAGCGTGCCATCGTTCTGGTCTTGATCTACCGAGAAGCCAACGCAGTAGGCCAGCGAGTCTTCTGGGTGAACTGACCAGACAAGCGGCAGGCTGGGATGGCTGCCAGCGTAATAGGGACCATAGCCAGCCGAATCAGTCTTGACCAGAAACGCGCGCTTGTACGCTCGCTGGTAGCGCTGATCGACGCTGCCACTGCGGCCTTCAATAACTTCTCTGAATAGCGTGTAGGCCATTGGTTACCTCAGATGCCTACTTGAACTGTGGCTGGTAGTTTGATACCAGCCAAAAGTGTTAGCATTTCTGCGCCTTGGCGAGTTTGTTCTTTAGCCTCTGCTAGTATCTCCTGTTGCGGTTCTTTACCGCCGCCCAGCTGGTTGCGAACCATGGCCTCAACTGCTGCTGTGCTACCTGCTTGTAGTTTTTGCACAGTGAAATCAGATGTACTGGCCATCTCTTTTTGCTTGATCCTAACTGGATCAAACGCGCCACCACGCTCCTTTGGTGCGGCAAAATCCATGGCTCGTTTTCTGTCTAGGCCTTTGGCATTGTTTTCTACGCCTGCAAAAAAATTGGCAATATCTAAAGCGCGTGACTGGCCAGCTATTTCAGCATCTGTTCTTTCCCTATTGCCAACAAATCTATTGAAATGCTGGCGATTCTTCTGGGCTTCCATGTCTGTAGGGGATTCAAAAAATGCTTTGATGTTCTCGAATGTTTCCTTGATGTGGGAGATCATCTTGTCAAAATTAGTGATCAGGTCGTTGCCAGATGTCGCCAGTCGTTCGGCCATCTGAAACGCAAAATCTCTGGCATTTTTAAAGTTTTTTTCAATCTGGTTGCCTTTGCCTTCTGGCCCCATAATCGCTGTAAGATTCGACAGAAGCTCTTTGACTATGATGGCAATCGATTCAATTACACCACGAAGACTTGCCAAGAATGCCGGAATATCCAAGCCGTCTATTAAGCCTTTCCCAATGTCCCTGAACAGCTCAACAACGCCTTGTTGTAAACGGCTTAGCTGGCCATCAAAACTATTAAACAGCCTTTGAGATGCCTCGATAGCTTCCGGTGTTTTTACTGCATCCTGCATGGCCAATACCGCAGTACTCGCTTGAACGGTCTTATTGTTGACTGCATTGATGGCATCTTCCACCGAGTGAAACTGACCGGTTACTTTGCCCAGGCGCACGGCCAAAGCCTCGTACACTTTCAGCCCGCTTGCTTGCATCTGCTGCAGCGTGGCCGCTTCGGCAATACCACTTTTTGCCATCTGGCTGATGCCGCCAGCTAATTGACCCAAGCCACCTTGGCCCAATAGTGGCGAAACCTCGGCAAATGTTCGCATCAGTTTTTCAGCGCTGCCGGTATCTACTCCTGCCGCTGTAAGCTGCTGGAATCCACCGACAACCTCTTCAAGTGGCACACCCATATCGCGCGTGATCTGGCGCAAATTTTCTAGGCTTTCAGCTCCTTTATCGAAGCTGCCGGCCAGCAGTCCCATCTTGATTTGCATTGTTTCCAATTCGCCGCCAAGCTTCATCATCGAACCGACTGCGGCAATTGGTGTGCCTATAAAGAACTGCGTAACACCTCGCAGCATGTCGAATCCAGACTTGACATCGTTAGCACCTTTAAGCGCCTGTGCCAGCCGGCCAAATGCTGAACCAGCTTCGTCAGCTTTTTTGCCAGCCTCGCTTGTTTTCTTTGCTGTCCTAGCTAATCCGTCTTCAGCCTGTTGGCCATTCCATCCAAGGTTGATCGCTAATTTACTGATTGTCGCCATGGATGCTTGCCCCCGTGGCTTTCAAGTATGTCAAAATGGAATCACGGTCAGGCTCATGCTTGTCGAAACGAGGGATCCAATCACTCACCTTTGTGTTTTTGCACCAAGGCGCTGCGCTGGCATAGCAGGAAATGGCATTCAGCAGATCCTGCCGATATGGCCCCCATGGCTCAACTGCCAGCAAGGCTATCCATTCAGACAGTTCACAACTAGTCAACCGATCACCCAGCTCAGCCACCGTCATGCCAAGGTGGCCGGCTAAGGCAAACATCAGGCGGCGGGTGCTTCCGCCTGGTTCTCGTAGTTTTTTTCCAGCTCATCCACATCTGATTTAGTGAGCCTGTTAATTCGCATGGACGCTTCAAAGATGCGATCCATTGCCGAGGCAGGCAACTCGCCCAGTGCGACCACATCAGAATCGGCAAACATTCGTAGACCAGTGCTGTCTGCCAACGTCAGCACCGCCAGCCTGGCGCGGATGTTAACCATCTTGGCGCTGCCTTTTTTATCGAGAGATGAAGCCTCGAATGCGTCTCTTTCGCTGGCTGTAATTTCTCGCAAAAACACGGTGCCACCCCACTCAGGCACCTTCAGCTCTTCAACTTTGCCTCGGCGTTTGCCAAGAATCTCGTCCCTATTAAAGCCCATTCAGGTTCTCCGTTAGACCGCAGTCACTTGCAAAGTCACTGAAAAGCGCAACGCCTCATCACTTGCGCCAACAGTTGGCTCAGTAATCCCGCTAATATAGCCCTGGTAACTGATCAGCGCATCAATAGTCGAGCCAGGGAAATTGATGCTTAGCGTGACGCTGTTGTAGCCGATGCTTGACCCGGTGACAGTTGCTTGCCAGTCGCGCAGTGTTTTTAGTGTATTTGTGGCAGTTGCTGTGTCTTCAAGGTAAACCTCGAAACTCACAGTGCCGGGATCAACGCGGCTTGGCAGCTTTT